CCGGATGAGCCTCACGCTCTCAGCCACTCCGGCGCGTCCGGGGAGGGGGCGCTGATGCCGTAGCCGTCATCGGTCTCCGTGTCCTCGTAGACCTCAACAAGCAGCCCCTCGTGCCCCGGGCGGCACCACCGCTTCCGAATCCAGCCGCTGCTCACGCGGCAGTCATCCCCGGCCAGTGCGTTCACCTTCACACACGCATCCAGCACCAGCTTGTCCAAGTTGTCCCGGTCAGGCTTGTGCGTGTGCGGTTTTCCCCACCGCTCGCTCTTCTTCGTCGGGAACCAAAACGTGCAGTCCACCCTCAGCGCACTCACGCCCTCGATCACACTCTTCCCGGAATCCCCTCTGGCTGCCCCGCCAGCACCCCACTTCACCCCCTCCTGCCATCGCGACACCGCCGCGTCCGCTGTCGCCACTACACGGCCTTTTATGAACCTCGGCCTCGGCTGGCTCTTCGGCTCTCCCGGAACCACAAACCGCAGCAACATTTTCTCCCGCTCCATTTTGTTCAACTTCATTTTCTAGCACTTCTTTTCGCGCAAACTTTGAGCACTTTCGCAACTCAATAGATCAGGAAGCGTCAGCGTTCACGGTCCTCATACGGATACCCTAGCGTAAGCGGTGAAGGGTATCCGAATCATATGAGGATACGGGAACTAGGGGATTTATTCCCTATTCCCTATTATATGTCCTCAGTCCTCAAATGGCACCCCATAAATTTCTAAGCACTCACTTTCAACCACTTACGGGGCAACTTTTGCGTGTCCTCGACCATGCAAAAATTCGACTTCGTGTGAAGTGCGTCAATTTGGTCCACTTTTTCGTGTCCTCGAGCGTGTCCTTTTCCCCCTTTTTGAGGACACGCTTCCAACTCAACAGAGTAAAACGCCGTGTCCTCCGTGTCCTCGACCGTGTCCCCGGCCTGAACTTTCGGCTTTCCGAGACCCTGCTTTTTGGACCCCTTCATTTCGTTTGAGGACACGGCGAGGACACGGGCATTTACTCTGTTGGCTGACATGCGTGTCCTCGAATTAGTCCTCGGTGTCCTCGTCGGTGTCCTCGGCCTCCACGAGCATGTTTCGGCCCCCGATTGTGGTCTTTGCCGGGTCGAAATTCTCACGCCATTTGGCACCCTCTGCCACCTTCTCAATTAACCCCAATTCGGGGTTGTACTGATACAGCTCCCAGTCCGGTACGGTGGTGTATGCGCCCGCTGCCAGCACGACTCCGGCCTCGTCCCCCGAGAGCACACCTTCTCTCACGTCGTAGTACGCTTTGCTCTTTGAGCCGCGCACGGCGCACGGCACGATCATCCCCTTCTGGAGGGCTTCGTCCGCCAGTTTCCCGAACTCTTTCCAGCCGATAGACCGAAGCATCGGCGGCAGTTCGGCACGGCGTTTATAGAGCCCGTTGGCAGCGTTCTTGCCTCCTACTGCGTATGGGTGCAGAGCCTGTGCAGCCTGTTCGATTGCGAACACCATCCACGCCATGCGTTCGTTCATGTTGCTGACTGCGTATGGGTCGGACTCGGTGACATCCGTGAGCAGCCCGATCTTCGATCTCAGCAGTGTCCGCTCGCCATCCAGCAACCCGTTGATGTTGGCCTTGCAGATCCCGAACTTCCAGAGCTGCCCTGGGCGTGGTTTGAGCCCCATTGCGCCCATGCGCCGCACGTAGTCGCTCGCGTGATACATCCCCAGGTTGATCCGGAAGTACGACGGGATCGCGCTCGCTCCGCGAATCGCATTTCGCAACTCCTCAAGAGACTTGAGCGGCTCGTTGGACTTGCGGATATGGTGGTTAATGAAAAGAGCCGCCCCGAGTTCACCGCAGACCCGGTGGGCTTCTCGCATCATCTCGGCAATCACCACATTCGAGTTCTCGTCGCCATGTGACACACTGTTGAATGTATCAATCGCCACCAGTACCGGCGGGTCTTTCAGAGCCTTCATGGCGTCCATGAGCGCCCTCCACTTGGAACTTGAGACAGTGGTGCCTGTCTTGAAGTCCCGCTCGGTCAGCGGGAACGCTCCGCCTAGCTGGGTCATCGGCAGCACAATCAGCCGGTCTCCGGCCCGGTCTATGAGTCCCCCGGTGTCCAGTTGTTTGATCCGGATATGGGTCTCTGTAACCGAGTCCTCGCACAGAATCAGCACCGCAGTTCCTCCGCTCAGTATCTTCTGCCCGCACCAAGTATGCTGATCGCCATCCCTGAAAGATGCAATCTTCAGAGCCAGATCTTCGACAAGGAAAGTTTTTCCACTGCCGCCTTCGCCAACGAAGAGATGCGGCTCCCCTTTTATCAAAATATCCTGAACAAGATGCACATGCTGCGGTACTGGATCGGTGATCCACTTGTGCGCCGCCCAGTCCAGTATGCTTCCTCCGGCCGCCAACTGCGCGTCCTCTCTAAGTGCCTTCTGTTCAGGAAACTTCCCGTTCGAGGACACGTCCTGCTGGACGAGAGCGTTCCATTCCCGAGTGAGCCGGTGATCCGGCCAACACGGGATCATGTGATCGTACGCCCACCCGGCACAGGCGTTGAAGGCTTCCTCAAGCGTCATGTCCCCCCGGCGGACGCAATGGATGTAATGCCCGGCGACACGGTTGAACTCTGAGAAGCGTGTGGTGCTGGTGCCTCCGGCATGGACGTCCCGGTTCAGATCCAGTTCGTCTTGGCTCGAGTTTGTGGAGGCCGGAGAGAACATTCCCGGGACGATATTGTGCGAGATACTCCACGGTGCCGGTGGAACTTCAGCAACTCTGGCGGACAACTCCCGGAGCTGAAATGACTGGTCTGTCTGGTGCTCGATCCAGCATGGGTTCTTCTGGTTCGATTTGCCGTGGATGGTCCCGGCTATACGGACCGGCTGATGGGCGCGCCCGAGCGGGTTGGATTTGACTCCACGGCCCATCGAGAGATCGGCTCCGGCCTTCTCCGCTAGGACATGCCGAAGTTCAACGGTGCCGGAGATGTCTTCGGTCGGTTCGATCCGCCACCACGCATGCCGCTTCGGAGAACCTTCATCGGTCTGTCCGCCGGATTGCACGACCATGTGTGGGAGGCCGATGTTCTCTGCCACCCAACCGAGCCTTTCGTCTGTGTTGCCGATGTCGAAGTCGGCCACCACGGTCGTGAACAGAGCCACGTTGTCAGCAGTCGCCTTCGGCCCCTTGAGGACACAGGGGACAATGAACGAAGCAACCGAGTGTTTCCCCCAGCGACGGCAGTGTTCGATGACGGCATCCTGCCACTCTGGCTTCACGCTCGGCTCGAAGAAGAACTCCTCCCGGAACTTGCCCTCTTGAGAAGTGCCTTTCTCGCCGATCCCCCTCAGGCAAACGTGCTGACCGGGCTGAAAATCCACCTGCCCAAAGATAAAATCCAAGTGCGTGCGGATTGCGCCTTCGTCGAAAAGCGATTCTGTTGACTGACTCATTGCGTTCATCGTGTCCTCTGTTTGTTGTTGATATTGAACGGGATACCGAAGCCGGGGACACTGGGGACACGCTCTTTCTTCTCCCAGCACAGCTTCCGGTAGTCGCAGAACTTGCAGCGGAAGTCGGTTTCTTCTGCCGCGCACTTGGTCAGATCCTCGGGCCGTTCAGACTCTATGACGCGGACGGCTCTGTCGGAGGCTTCCTGAGCGGTTCGCATGTCCGGTTCCCCAAGTTCGATGTAGACCTCTCCGGTGTTCCGGTTGACTGCGGTGAACACAAACCCCTCCAGCGACATGTACGCAATGTACGTCTGCATCTGCACGTAGTACACCGGCTTGGAGGCTTTCACGCCTTTGGTCTTGGTGTCGTTCCACGACTTGTCATTGAGCCCCTTGCACTCCCAGACAAGCGGTGCCTTGGTGATACCTGGACCCGCGTGGATGATGCCGTCGCAGTGTCCCCCGAGCCGGTCTCCACAGACCATGAACCCAAGTTGCTTGCCGTCCTTCCCGTGCGTTTGCAGATCGAACCCGGCAAACTTCATGTACGAGATCATGCGAGCCTCAACGTCGTGCCCCATATCGAAGATCCGGTACGTGTCCGCTCTGAACCCGCTCCCCGGATCTTTGGGGACCTTGTGGTACTCGTACCCAAGTGCTCGTTCGCAGTGGTGTCCCCAGCGGGACGCCCCCAGATACGTGCGTGGATCTTCCTTCTCTCGTTTAGACACCAAAGCCGCACTCAGTGCGGCTTCGATGGCTTCATTGTGATAACTCTTTGGCGGCTCAAACATCTCAGTTTGTTGTGGTTAATGATTCTGCTGTCGCAAGCGCATCCCTTCGGGAGCACGCGATGATTCTGGTCTCGTCTCCATTTGGCAACTCAATCACGTAGACCATTGCATCCATCCAGTCGGCACGACACTTGATGCCACTGGCTCCGTGATCCCAGTTTGGTTCACCTGTATCAACTTGCTCAACTCTGATGAGTTTCATTTTGATACCTTTCTCTTTCTTTTGTTTTTGTTGTTCAACTCTGCGATTTTCTTTGTGTAAGAGATATTCCTTTGTTTCTTACATTCGTCCTTTCCGCATGTCTGGCGACTGAACTTTGTCACTTGAAATGTACAAAGGCAGTATGGGCATTGCTTTTCTTGCTCTGTGTCATCGACCTTGGGGAACATGCACGTTGAGCATTTCGTTCTCGGCTCTCCATCTTTTGCGAATGGATTTCCGCAGTCCTCGCAATTCGCTATCTCGCGCCCCGGCGGATAACAAATTTTGAATCCAGACCGGATCGCTGATTGGATTGCTCCTTTCAATTCTCGTGCCAAGTCTTCAGTTTTCATCATCGCAAAGCGAATCGGTGAATGGTCTACCATCCTCGGGATGAATGCTTCAATTCCGTTTATTCTTGCCATGTTTAGTTTTTGGTAACAAGTGACTGGATTTTTCTTTCGTTAAATTTCCA